CGACGTTGCCGCGCCGATTTCGGCGAGCGTCCAGGACACGTTCGCCGTGCCGTCGAAGGTCTTGCCGGTGTTGCCGATCTGAAGCGTGCGCGCCGTGGTCAGCGAAGCCGCGCTGCCGGTCGTGTTCTGATTCCAGGTCGGAACGGTGCCGGTGATGTCGTCCCAGGTATGCGTGTGCGCTGCCGGCGGGAACGAACTCGGCTTGCTGGTAACTTCCGACCAGGACGGCCAGCGGGTGCCGTATGCCGGCACGCTGGTAAGCTGCGACCAGGCAATCGACAACGCGGCCTGGTGCTGCGTTACGCTCGCCTGCGAAATGCGCGCGTTCGCGAACGTGCCCGACGTGATGTCGGCGGCGGCGTGCGTGTGCGCTGCCGGCGGGAACGCCGTCGGCGACCCGGTGAAGTTCGACCAATCCAGGTAATAGCTGCCGTCTTTGCCGTCCAGCTTGTCGGCGTCCAGGCCGTTGCCCGCGCCTTCATCCTTCAGCGCGGCGGACTTGATTTCCAGCGCGGCGCGCATCAGCGCGGCCGTGGTCAGCGACAGCAGCCCCTTCACGAACGCCGACGGTGCGCCGCTGCCGAACCGGCTGTCCAGCAGCGCGCGCAGCCCCTTCGGCGTGACCGCGCGTTGCGTGTCCGTGCCGGTGGCGACTTCCTCATCGGTCGCCAGTTCGACGACGCCTTGCACGGTCGTCGTGGCCGGCGGGTTCTGGAACGACGTTTCGCCGAACGTGATGTTCGTCGCCGTGATGTCCGCGAACTTCACGTCGGCCGACAGCAGCGCGGACGCGCTCGCGGACTTCTGAAGGATCGGGTCGGCCTGCCCATACAGGCCGAACAGGGTGCCGTCTTCCAGGTACAGGGCGAAGCCGCGCAGGTCGTACACGGACGCGCTGTCGTCGCGCATCGTCACATGGATGATGTCGTCGGCCACGGCCGACGCGCCGAACGTGGTAAGCCGCTTCAGTTCGCCAGGCAGCGCGGTCGCGCTCGCGCTCGCGGTGAACGCGGTTGCGGTGATGCCGATTTGCGTCACGACGACCGGCAGCGTTCCGGTGTTCTGCGCGTTGACCAGGGCGGCGCGGCCGGCGTTGGTAGTTTGGAAGACAAGCGACATTCGGGTCAGACTCCGTCGAATTGCAGTCGGCGATACACGGCGGCACGCGCGGCGGATACCAGGCCGATGCCGCCGTTAACGTTCACGCCTTGCGTGAAGGTGAAATGCGAGCGGACGGGCTTCGTCCGCGTGACTTCGGCGATCACGTCGTCGACGAACTGCGACGACGCGGCTTCGCCGTCCTGCCCCGACAGGGTCAGGACCATGTCGAAGGTATGCGGCGGCCCCGGCGGGTCTTGCTCCCACCATTCGCGCATCACGACGGATGCGCCGAACGCTTCGACGACATCGCGAACCGATTTCACGGTGCCTTTCTGGCGCTGGATTTCGATTGCGTTACGGATGCGCGCGCGCTTGATATGCTCGGGCCAGTAGTCTTTCCACGCGTCGATGGAAAACGCCCACGCCAGCCACGGCAGCAGGTGAGCCGGACAGGTGTCCGGGTTCCAAGTGTCGCGGATCGGGACCGGCACACGGTCGGCGACCGCCGCTTCGATGGCGCGTTCTCCCTTCGTCGCGTTCGGCGGCAGCAGCGACGGCTTATTCACCAATGCCCCCGTGCGTGATCGTGATGCCGGTGCAGTATGCGGCTTCGTCGCGGTCCACGTCGATGCTCGCGCTCGGCTGCGACAGAATCACGTTCTGCACGCCTTCCGCGTGCAACGCGGCGAAGATGGCGCTGCGCTGGATGTTGCGGCCCAGGCGGTGTTGCTCGACGACGAAGCGTTCGATGCGCGCTTGCGCTTCCGCCATCACGACGGACGAATCGGGGCCGGCGAACGTGAAGATTTCCGCGCTGATCGTGTACGGCTTGATCGTCGCCGACTGCACGATGACGTGATCGGTCATCGGGCGCACGCTTTCCGCAGTCAGCGCCGCTTCGACGGCAGCCAGGACTTCGGGGCTTGCGGTGCCGTCGCCCTCGCGCGACAGCACGGTCACGACGACATCGCCAGGCGAAGGGCTGGCCGCGGACACGTCCAGGACGCGCGGGTCGGCGGAAAGCCCGTGGAAGACATATGCGCCTTCGGGGCCGGCGACGCTGAAGCCCTCCGGCGCGATCTGAATGCGACGGCGGAAGTCTTCGTCCGATTCCATCGTCGGCGGGATGCTGCGGTCGGGATCGCCCGGCGACAGCATGAGCCGCGCGACGCCCATGTTCGCGCCCAATTGATCCAGGTCGCCGCCCTGCGCATACGCGAGCATGACGGCGCGCGCTGCATCGTTCACGCGCTGGCGGTCCAGCATGCGGTAGTAGGCGCACACTTCCAGGATTTTGTAGGCCGGATCGGATTCGACCAAGGCGCTGAACTGCGGGTCGTACTGGCGCAGCGTCGCCAGCATTTCGGCCAGCAGGGTTTCGTAGTCGACGACTTCGATGACCGGCGGGACAGGCAGCTTCGACAGGTCGACGGCGGTAAACGATGCGGACACTAGCGGACCTCGATCCCTTCCAGGGTGACGACGCGACCTTCAGGCAGGTACACGCCCGTAACGTCGACCACGATCACGCCAGGCGCGGGGATCGCGGCCGATACCTTCGTGACGTGAAGTCGCGGCTCCCAGCGCGCCAGGGCGTCGGCGGTCGCGGCATACACGTCCATGACCGTCGAACGATTCATGGGCGCGTCGACCAGGCGCGGAAGTTGACTTCCGTACTCGCGGCGCAGGACGCGGCTTCCCAGGGGCGTCGACAGGATGTCGCGCACGGACTGGCGCAGGTGTTCGATACCTGTCAGCGCCTTTCCCGTGTTCGCATCGACTCCACGCACGCGCGGAACTATCGCGTCCGCGCGCGCGTTTCGACATTGCGGGAATGTCCGCGCGCTACGGGATGGGCGCGGACGGCGAGCCGGTGCCGGCGGTCGGATGCTTGTGCGTCTTCAGGCCGATGTTGCCCGCCATGACTTCGGCCGGCGTCGTGATGTCGCCGCCCGCTTCGATCTTGCCGTCGACCTTCAAGTCGCCCGTCGCGTGCGTCGTCGGCGTTTCCAGGGTGATGGAACCCGACGCGGTGACGGTCGCCGTGTTGCAAATGATCTGCACGTTCCCCGACGACTGCGAAAGGTCGATCTTCAGTAGGTGATTGTTCGTGTTGTACCGCAGGATCGTACCGTCGCCGAAAGCGAATTCCCGAATCTCCGGCACGTTGCCGCGCGGCGGAAACGCGTCCTGGAACACGCTTCCTATCACGATGCCTTGCGACGGGTCGCCGTAGGGCGACAGCACGACGACCTGTTCGCCGACTTCTGGCGCAGCCCAGGCGCGCATGCCTTCGTATGCGCGCGCTGCCAGCCACGGAATCCAGTCCGTGCGCAGGCCGTCGCAGTCGACGCGGCATCGCAGGCCGCTTGCGTCGACTTCCGCGACGACGCCGTACATGACCAGGTTCCCGATCATCCGGTCGTGTTCGCCGACAGCGTTCACGGCTGCACCTCCACGCGCGGTTCGATCTTCGTGTAATCGTCGACGTGCGCTTCGCCGATGTCCGGCGCGAAGCTGTACCAGGCTTCGGTAATCTCCGGGCCAGGCTTCCACACGGATTCGCCGAAGAAACACGGGATGACCCATTCGACGCGCCACACTTCGAAGCGGTCCAGGTGCGGCGCGAATGCGTCCGGCTCGCAGGCGATGACTTGGCACGGGTCGGCCATCACGCCAGGAAAGCGGCGCAGGTTCAGCCAGGCCGCGAACGCGGTCGCCGCCTTGCGGACTTCCAGCTTCGCATTGCCCTTGCGCGCCGACAGAATGACGCGCGCTTCGAACCGCGCAAGCGCGGGCCATTGCCCCGTGCCGGGATCGTCAGCCGGTGCCGGCTCGGCTTCGACGAACGACGCGATCCAGGCCGGCGTGGGGAATCCCTCGCTTTCGTCGTCGCGGTCGAACTCGACGGTGCGGTATGCAGGAAACGCCGCGCGCACGGCGTCGGCGATAGCGGTCTGCATCCCGTCCAGGGTCACTTCAAGATTTGCGTCCGCCATTTCAGTTCATGTTCCAGAAACTTGAAGAATTGCGCTTCGAACTCGGCCGTGCCGATCAGTTCGTCTTCGATATAAACCTGCGCGTCGTCGGCGATCTGCACGGTCTGGACTTCGACCGGCAAGCGATCCTGTCCGACGCGCTTCAGGACTTGCGGGCGGCCGCCGATGTTCGCGATGAATGCGCCTTCGATGTACCGGCCGCCGGCCGCGCGGACGCCCTTGCCGGACTCGCGTGCGTTTAAACGGATCAGCGGGATCGACTTCAGGCCGAACCATACCTTCGCGCCGTCGCCCGTGGTGACGCCGCCCTGAAGCCGGAACGACAGCACGCGGGCGCGAAGGTGTTTCTGCTGAATGCGCAGCCTGGACGAAAGGCCGCGCACGGCGCGCGTGCGCAGCCATCGCGCGACCTTCGTGTACGTCGACCGCATCGCGGCTTCGAACTGCGCGGGCGTCGCGCCGAAGGTGTTCACCAGGGCGCGGATGCTTTCGTCGTCGAAGTCAACCCATAGGCCGCGACGCATCACGGCTCCGCGTCATAGTCGCGCGACAGTTCGATCACGGCCATGCCGACGCCGTCGGGGTGCGGGTCGTGGTCTAGCAGGTAGGCGACGCCGTCGATCACGACGCTGTCGTTTTTCTTCAGCGCGGACACGTCGCGCCACTTGCACGTAACGCGCGGCTGCCGTGCGGCAATGTCGTACTCGCCGGTCTGCGCGTTGAAACCGGGTTCGTCGAACAGCACGCGCACGCCGGGGATGACCTGCCCGTTTACACGGGTGAACGTCGCCAGGGTGGCGAAGTCGTCCGTCGACAGGAAGTCGTCCAGGTTTTCCCAGGCGGGCGCGTGCATGCTCGGCCCGTCGTTACTTGGCGCGACGGCGGCGGCCGGCGGCCTGCGGGGCTTCCTGCGCGGCGTCCTGCGGGGCGTCGGCCGGCTGGCCGGCATCCTCGCCCGCTTGGTCGGCGGTCGGCTCGCTGGCGGCGTCCTGCGCGGTTTCCGGGGCGGTGTCGCCCTGGTCGCCCTGGTCGTCGAAGTCGGCGGGGTCGTCGCTGCCGACGACGACGGCGCGGCGGCGCTGCACCAGGTCGGCGGCTTCCAGCTTCGTGACCTCGACCAGTTCGCCCGCGCGGATGATGCGGCCGGCGATGGCGACGGCGGAAGTCAGCTTCAGGACGACGGTTTGCGAAGACGCGGCGCGGTCGTATTGTGCGGTGAGCAAGGTTCGATCCTCGTTAGTGGAAGGGGCCGCCGAACTGGCGGCCCCTTCGGGTTGCTGCTGTCGCTGCCGGGGTTACGGTGCCTTGCGGCCCAGGCAGAAAGACGCGGCGCGGCGGACGGCGAAGTCGACATCCTGGAAAGCGACGATGCGGATGCGGCCCTTCGTGCTATGCGTGTACGGGTCGACGTTCAGTTCCAGGCCGCCCCACATGCCGATGATGAGATCGGCGAAGTTGCACAGGAACACGTCGCCGGTCTGCACCTGATTGGTGATTTCGGTGCTGTAGCCGTTGACGGTGCCGCCGGCTTCCCACAGGGTCCGGCCGGTGCCGGTGAACGCCTCGGTCTTCTTGCAATGCCCACGGAAGGCGGCATTGCCGACGTAGGACATGCCCGACACGTCGGCGTTGTCCAGGCCGATTTCGGTTTCCATGTCGACCAGTTCGGCGAAGGTCGGCTGCACGTCCGCGAAGGTCTTCGCGTTGATGCCGGACACGTTCGCGATGCCGATGGGCTGGCCGTTGGTGCCGGTGCCGTAGTAGCCCGCCAGGTCGATGGTCAGGCCCAGGGCGGCGGCGATGTCGGCGCGCAGCAGGGCTTCGATGTCCAGGCTCGACTGCTGGATCATCTTGCGGGTCACTTCGGTATAGCCCGCGACGGTCTTCGGCGACATGCCGAACTGCCCCAGCGTCATGCCGGTTTCGGTGGCGTCCGTGTCCTCGCCGTTCAGCCAGTAGCCCTGGGAACCCGACGCCTTCTTCGGGATGTCCAGGTTTCCGACCAGGCCGCCCAGCACGCGACCACGACGCATCACGGTCGTCACGTTGCGCAGGATGTCGACGAAGCTGCCGGGCTGAAGGTCGGTCGCGACCAGGTTGCCGCCGGTCGACGGGCTGCCCACGGCGAGCGGCGCGCGCACCAGGGATTCGCCCACGACGGCGCGGCGCAGCACGTCGGTCGGGATCACGAAGCGGTCGGACTGCGTCGCCTGTTTGGCGCGCGCGGCCTCGCTGGCGGCGAACTCGAACGCGGCTTCACGCTGCGCGCGCTTGTCGGTCGGGTCGATCAGCGCACGGACCACGCGCACCAGGCTGTAGTTCTGGATTTCGCGTTCGGTCAGGCCGATGTCGTTGCCGGCGACCTGTTCGTTCAGGGGCTTGTTCGCGCGCTCGTTCAGCTTTTCCAGCAAGGTGCGCTGGAACTGCTCGGGCGAATGGCCTTCGGCCAGGGCGGTGCGCTCCAGGTCGGCGATGCCGTCGACGTTGCGGCCGAAGTTGCGGGCCAGGTCGGCGATGCCGCGCACGCGGTCGCGCTCGGCGTTCTGGCCGGCGGCGCGGGCGTTCGCTACGCCGTCGCTGGCGCGTTCGATGACCTCGATGTCGCGGACGATGTTGCCGTCGTCGTCGACCTCGGCGCGGACCAGGTCGCCCGACGCGTTTCGCAGGGTCTTGATCTTCATGCTGGCGGGTGTTTCCTCGTTGGGGTTGGCGTCACGCGTCGGCGTGGCGATGGAAGTTTCGGGATTGGCGCTTTCGCGGGCCATTGCGGGAATGTCCGCGCTGCGGCCGACGCCGACGGTCACGTCGGCCGGGATCGGAACGAAGCTGATTTCGTAGGGCAGCCAGCGATTCACGACGTACACGTCGACGCCGTCGCGTTCCTCGACCAGCCGCATGCCCTTCACGAAATAGCCGACGGAGACATGCCGGCGGATGCCGTCGACGATGTCTTGCAGCAATTCTTCGCCGGCCACGCTGCGCGAAATCTTCACCTTCGCGCGGCCCTTGCGGTCGCTGTCGATGCGCGCTTCCAGGACGACGCCGCGTTGGTCTTCCCAATCGTGATGGGCCAGGACCGCGCCGCCGTTGTTCAGTCGCGACAGGTCGACCGCGTCGGCGTCGTGCGACAGGATTTCGATGCCGAACCAGCGTTCGACCTCGACTTCCGACGAAAACGCCAGTTCGACGGTGCGCGACTCCACGTCGACGCCGACGACTTCGGCTTCACGGACCAGGCGACCGCCGTCGCGGGATTGCAGTTGGCGCAGGGCTTCCGCCTCGCGCTGCTGCCGCTGCTGCTGCTGTTTCTTGCTCAAGGTTTGCTGCCCCCTTCATTGCCCGCGCCGGGCGCGGGCGGCTGCGGTTTGATGCCGAACGATGCGACGATGACTTCCATCGGAATGCCGGCGGCTTCCATCGCCTTGATGTCCTCGCCGATCTGCGCCCACACCTTTTCCGGGTCTTGCCCTTCCTCACGGATAAGCTGCGACGGCGATTCGAACAGGCCGTTTTTCCAGCCCTGCGCGGCCTGCACGTCGGCGGTCGGGTCGATCCACGACCAGCGGCGGCCCTGCCACAACACGGGGCGAAGCTGTTGCAGCTTCGTCGCCGGCAGCGGCTTGCCGTTCTCGGCGACGACGTGTCCCGCCAGTAGCGCGTAGGCAAGCGCGTCATTCTTCACGCGCTCGCAAATGCCTTCCGCGAAAAGTTCCTGCCGTTCCTTGTACGACTCGCGTTCGTCCAGGGTGCCGTGCCGGATGCTGCTGAAATTGACATCCGTCAGGTCGCCCGACAGCGAGTGATACGACACGCCCGCGCCGGCCGCGAACTCGCGGTCCATGAGCTTCACGAACGGGACAAGTTCGCCCGTCGGATACATGGGGTCGAACTTGTTCAGCTTCGCGCCCGACGGCAGGATCGGGAACGCGCCGGCTTCCGCGTCGATGGTCAGGTCGTCTTCGTCTTCGTCGAACTCGGGGCCGAAGCCCTGTTCGAATTCGATGAACCCCATTTTCGACGCGCCGACGCGCGCGTTCACGACGGCGGCGTCTTCCATCGCGGATTTTTGCTTCGCGCGGAACAGGCCCGTCGACGCCCAGGGCAGGCCGCGCTTCTGGCCGGGGAACTCTTTGATGAAAAAGTGAATGACTTCCGACGCCGGCACGCGGATCAGCCGCTTGCCGCCGTGGTAGTACGACGATTCTGCGCGGTCGACGGTGTCGTCCGTGAAGTAATAGGCGACGGCGCGGCCGTAGCGCGTGAACTCGATTCCCTGCTTGACGAAGTTTCCGTCCTTGCCGTCGTCGCGGTCGTAGTCGACAGGGCAACGCTGCGGGTCGATGACCTGCAACGCGAAGCCCATGCCGCCCGCTTCCGGCCCGGTGATTTCGCGGAAGAAACATTCGCCGTCGCGCGCGGTCGTTTCGACCTGAAGCGCGAGCATGTTGCGCCAGGACAGCGAGCCGGTCACGTCGCAGTTGTCGCGTTCGGACCAGCGCGACCACCAGTTTTCGACGGCCCAGCGCGCGCGCTTGTCGGGCTTGCCGCTGGCGGTCACGGCCTGGGAATGCAGGCGGATGCCCTGGGGGCCGACGATGTTCAACCGCTGAAGACGAAGAAACGCCTTCATCACGTCGTTGTTCAGCGCCTGTTCGCGCGACCGCGCGACAAGCGTGCGCTGATACCGCGACACGATCCAGTCGACGGGAACGGGGTTCGTCGACCAGTCGCCGGTAAGCCGGCCGGTGTCGGCCGATGCCATGAACATGCGCGCGGCGACTGCGTTCGCGCGCAGCAGGCGACGGCGTGCGCTGGCAGCGTCGGCGTTCGCCGGCTGCGGGTTGCGCGCGCGGTCGATTGCGGCCGCCAGTTCGTTGCGGCGCAGTTCGCCGCTGCCGGCGTCCAGGGTGGCGGGCGCGCGGTTGGCGCGCAGGAAATCGAACAGGCCCATTACGACGACGCCCCCATGCGAATCTTGACTTGCTTGCCGAACAGCTTCCGGCCGCCGGCGGCTTCGGCGTCTTCGGCGCGGCACAGTTCGACGTAGTGCGCGCGCAGCTTCAGCAGTTCGGCGATTGGCGTCCGGTACAGTTCGCGGTTGTTGATGCGGTAACGCTCTTGATCCAGCGTCGCGCGCTTCGCCAGGACGGCATTGATCGCGTCCAGGGCGATGCGGGCTTCGCTGCGCGTTTCCGCGCCGGCCGACAGCGCGGCCAGGTTCGGCATGATGCGGACGCGGCCCGACTCGATTTCATGCACGGCGTCGCCGTCCGTGACGCGCACGGCGAACGCGTAATCGCCCGGCGTCCAGGACGCGGATTCGGCAGCGGCCACGTCCCAAACGTGGCGCGCGCCGTCGCGCGTTCCTTCCAGGTCGATCACGCCGGGGCCGCGCAGGATGATCGTCGCCGTCCAGGCCGCGCCGCTGAACTCCGGCTGCCACAACGTAGCGGTGAAGTTGACGCCTGCGCTGATTTTCTTCGGTACGATTCCGGTCACTTCTTCCAGCCGTTAACCCAATTCGCCCGGCGAGCGGCCGGCGACGCGAACACGCGCTTTTTGCGCAGCTTCGATTCGGACGAATTGTCGGGTTGCGGCTGCGCGCGTGACATTGCGGGAATGTCCGGCGCGGGTTCCGGCTTCGGTGCGGGCGCAGGCTTCGGCGCTGGCGCGGGCTTCGCGCGCGGCGCGGGGCGCGGCGCAGGCGCAGGCATCGCCAGGCCGGCAGCGGCAGCGCGCGCCGCAAGCTTTTCCTTCAGGCGGCGAAGCGGCGGCTGCATGATCTTCAGCGCGGCCAGCGCGTAGACGCGGCAGTCCAGGGCTTCATTGCGCGCCTTGTCGGGCTTGACCCATTCGCGGATGGGCTGCCCCTTCAGGTAGCGGGTCAGCAGCTTTTCGGCGGTGATCTGCTTGCACCATTCCGTCAGGGTCATGCCGCCGTTTTCGATGTCGCGGTCCCTGGGGATATGGCAGTAACCCGGCCCCGGCTCCTGCAACGCGAGCCGGCGCATTACGACCTTTTTCGCTTCGTCCGTCGCGACCAGGAACAGGTCGACTTTGCGCGCATTCTTGCCCGACTGCTTGCGCTGCATCTTCTCGACGATGGGCTTGCCGAAGCTTGGCGCGTGACCCTTGATGCCGAACAGGCGGCGGCCCGTCTTGCCGCGCAGGTATTCGTAGGCCGCTTGCGTGTAACCGTCCGTGCCGCCCGTGTCCAGGCACGCGGCGCTAATCGGAAGGTCGATCCCGCTTTCGTGCTGATAGCGCGTCGCAAGCAATTCGTCCAGGTCTTCCCACACTTCGCCCGCCAGGGGATCGCCCCACAGGACGCGGTAGTCGACGGACCAGGATTCTTCGCCTTCGCCCCAGGCGACGACCTCGACTTCCAGGCGATCCATTTGCATATCGACGCCTGCGGTCAGGTACACGCCGCCCATCGGCACGGGCGCGGCGAAGTCTTCCGCGCGCGCTTCCAGCGTCGACGGGTCGGCCTTCGCGCCGGGTTCCTCCCAGGTCTGCGACAGTGACACGTTGACGAAGGTCTGAAGGTCTTCGGTCTTCAGCTTGTCCAGGTAGTCGCGCACGATGTCGCCCAGCTTGCGCAGGGTCGAATAGGCTTCCCATGCGTGATAACTGGCGTGCCCCTTGAAGGGCTTTTCCGCGCGCCAGCCGCCGCCGTTCGCTTCCGCCGTGCGGATCGCTGCGATGCGCTGGCCGTCGTTCCACAGTTCGCCGCACGCCTCGCACACGTACCGCGCGGTATGCGGTTGGTGATCGTCGTGTTTCAGGTCTTCGTGCGCGTCCTTGATCCCCGTCGACTGGCGGCCGATCCAGGTGACGTTTTCCCATTTCAGGAATTGCAGTTCGTCGCAGCCTGGACAACGCACGTAGAACCGGCGCTTGTCGCCCGCTTCGAACGATTCTTCGATGTAGGACGCATCCTTGACGGTCGGCGTGCTGATTTCGAACAGGAAGCGTTCGTCGCCGAACGTCGCCGCGCGCTGCCACAACAGGCCGACGGGATGACCTTCGGGCGTCTTCAGGTAGCCGTCGACTTCGTCGCACACGATCAAGGGCGCGGAACGGCCGCGCATCGTGCGCGGCGAGCCGGACCAGGCGAGCATTAGGAAGCCGCCTAGATACGACTTCATCCGCTGATTGTTCACGCCGTCGCGGCTGCGCGGCTTCGCGATGCGGCGCGCGATGCTCGGCGACGCTTCGACCAGCGGGTTGAACTTCGTTTCAAGCCAGGTCGTCACGTCGTCGCGCGACGGCTGCATCATCATTTGCGAACGCGGCCGCATGTCGATCGCGTAACCCTGGATGCACAGGGCGGCCGTCGTCTTGCCGATCTGCGCGCCCCACATGAGCGACACGCGATAGCAGTCGGGATTCGTGAACATATCCATCGGCTCGCGCTGGATCGGCGCGTTCGCGATGCGATACGGACCAGGCACGGCGTTACCGGCCGGGATGCGGACATTGTCTTCGGCCCAGGCCGACGGCGGCAGGTCCGGCGGCGGCTTCAGCATCGCCAGCGCGCGCCGCGCGGCGCGCATGATCCCGCCAGTGTTCGCGAATGCGGACGCGTCAAGTTCCATCGGCCGCCCCTTCGTCGTCGTCGCCTTCGTCGTCTTCGGACAAGTCCATGTCCGACAGCGCGGACAGGCACGCGTCGACCTCGCCCAGCAGGACGCGTTTAAACGCGCGTTCGTCCGTTTCGCCTAGCAGTTGCGTCGCGCAGCGCATCACGAACGCGCCGCGCAGGCCGCCTTGCAGTTCCGCCAGTAGGCGCGACCACACGCGTTCCATTTGCGCGACCGGGGCCAGTTCGCCCATGCGTTCCAGCAATTCGATTTCGGCAAGCCGCGTTTCGGCCAGCTTGCGACGCCTGGTCAGCGCGGCGTCGTCCTGCGCTTCCGTGCCGCCGGCTTCCGCGCGCGCGCGTTCCTCGCGCCAGCGCATCACGTCGGCGGTGTCGAATACCCATTCCTTGCCGCGCTCGCCCTTTTGGTCGAACGGGCAGCCGGCGCGGACCCATGCGTCGACGGTCGGCAGCGACACGCCGCACACGTCCGCAAGCTGCTTCCGGTTTACTTTCTGGCCTTGCTGTTTCGCCATGTATTACGCGCGTATCGCCTCGCGGACCTGAACAGAAAAGTCGATTTCGAACCCCACGCACAACGCGAATGTCGCGGTGTCCGAAGACCCCGCGGGGCATGGGGGCCGGGAAGTACCTTGGCGTTTATCCACAGGGCTATGCACAGGGTTATGCACAGGGAATGCACAGGCTTATGCACAGGGTTATGCACAGGCCCGCGACGTCTGGTCACGGCGTCGGCGGATGCCGCGCTTTCGGCTCGGGGGTGTCGCCGCACCAGGGCGGCGGGGCCGGCTTGCTGCCGTTCACGGTGAAGCCGGACTGCGACAGCAGGGTGCACACAAGCCCCGCGAATCGGTCGGCAAGGTCGCCGTATGCGCTCGCGACGGCGACGTGATTCGACAGGATCGCGGCCCTATCGTCGCCCGTCCTGGTCGGCAGTTCCGACGGCTCCACCAGGTACGCGGACGGGATCGCGATGTCCGGTTCGCTGATACGCGGCGGCGTTTGCGGCGTCCCATGTGCGCAGGAAGTCAGCGTCGAAACGGTCAGGATCAGCAGCAGGGTTCGCAGGGCGTAGCGCATAGGCGGCGGCTTCCGTCTTCAGGGTGTCGAATGTCTGCGCACGTTCGGCGCTGCGCTCGATGCGCTGCGCTTCCACGGCGGCGGCGGCTTGTGCGTTCGCGTGGTCCGTTGCGCGTGCGGCTTCGGCCACGTCGGCGCGCTGCGACTGCTGCGCGGCTTCGTGCGTTGCGGTGGCGGCATCCGCGCGTCCGTCGCGCACGGCGTATCCGGTAGCGAAGCCGACGCCGAACAGCACGGCGACCAGGACCAGGATTGCGATTGCGCGATTCATGCCGAAACGCCCGCCAGGTCCAGGCCGCGACGGATCACGTCGTCGGGCCAGTAGTCGCCGCCGGCTTCGTGGCGGGCAATCGCCTTCACCAGCGGGAACGCGTGCGCGATCTTCGTCACGTCGACCACGTCGTCGGGCTTCACGCCGACAGCGCGCGCGACGACTGCGACGTATGCGCCCGTGTCGTTTTCGTTCGGCGGTGCCCAGCGGTTGATGATGCCGCGCACAGTGACCAGGCCGTGACGCTCGCGGTACGTGCGCAGCGTGCGGGCGATTGCACGGAAGCCCCATTCGGGCGCATGGAACACGGCGAATCGCGGTTCACGCCTGCGCGCTTCGGCGCTGCGGTCCTCGCCCTGCCAGGCCGTCGACGTGCGGTCGATATTGCCGGGATTGTTGTTGCGCACGGCGCGCGGAAGACGGGTCGTCATGCCTGCGCCCTCGCTGCGTCGCGGTACTCGCGGATCAGCGACTTCAAGTCCTCGACCTGCTGCGACAGCATGTCGACCTTCGCGCGCAGTTCGCCAAGTTCGGCGACCATTTCTTCGCGCTCGCGCATGAACGCATCGGCGCGGGCGCGTTCGGCGTCGCGTTCGGCTTGCAGCCGTTCGATGGTCGCGGTGTTCGCTTCGTTCGCGGTGCGGTCGACCTTCGCTTGCGACAGCCATTGCCGCAGAAACAGGATTGCGGCGGCGATGTATCCGCCCGCGATGCCGCCGAACTTCACGGCTCCGGGCAAGTTGGAAATAACGTCGTTTTCGTTCATGCGGCGGGGCGCGGTCCTGAATCGCGCGGATGATCCGCAATCGACTTTCGCGTTCCCATTGCGGGAATAGCCGCAGCTTCGGCGCGCAGTCTTGCGGCGATGCGGCGGACGTGTCGTTCGTTCAGTCCGAACCGCAGCGAAATCGCGGCCGGCGTTGCGTTGTTCGCGAGTGCGCGCGCGATGGCCTGGTCGCGGTCATTGCGTCGCAGGTTCGCGCACGTCGCCAGGGTCAGGACTTCGCCGCCGAATTCCCGCGACAGCTTCGCCGCGTTGTCCCATCCCAGGATGGCGACCAGGCGCGACGATGTCGTCGGCCGCTTCGGAATCGACACGATGATGCGGTCGCACGAATAACGCTTGTCGGGTTGTCTCGGCCAGCGGCGGACCAGTTCAAGCGCGGCATCCTCGCCGATCACGTCGGCGATCATCTGCACGCTGTCGGGAAGCTTGGGCATGCTCGCAGGATGACAGGACGGGATGCACTGCATTCTCCTGCGGGTGTTACGCGCGCACAATTATTCGCGTTTGCGAATAGGCGGGTTCGTCTTCGAAGGGTTGAACCTGCCGCAAGCATTTGACGCGGAACGGAAATCGCGTCCAGGCAGGTACAAGGGTACGTCGTCGCCCTATGTTTCCCCCGATTTCAGGATAACCCCGCCGTCGGGTTGTCCTGATTCCTGCCGCCTAAAGTTTTTCCCTGCTACCTTGTACCCTTATACCTGCTTTCCTTTAAAAACAAGGGGTTAAGGCAGGTACAAGGTAGGGTACAAGTGGCAGGTACAAGGGTACGACTCGGGGCGATTCCAGGCGAAAACCGGCCCATTCCGGCCCATCGGGCAGGACAAGTTGTCCTGTTTCGGGGGTGCGTTGTCCTGCTGCGGGGTCAGTAAAGCTTGCCGCCGGCTGCCATGCGCCGGCACGCGGCCAGGGTGTCGACCTTCGCCGCGACGCTGCCGCCTGGTCCGAATCGGTCGCCGAACACGCCGTCGACGACGTAGCCAAGCGCGAAGTCCCCGCGCGCGGACAGTTCGGCCAGGGCTTCGCGTTCGGTCATGCCGGCGGCCTTGCGGTCGACCAGGTCGTCGAACAGGCGGGCGACGTAATCGCAGCGGTCGGCGTCGGGCTGCGCCTGCGCCTGCGCTGGCGCGTCCAGGGCGGACGCTTCGGCCTGGGGACGGGTGTCGGGTGCGGGCTGCGCGGTCGGGGCTTCTGGCGCGTTGCAGGCGGCCAGGGCGAACGCCAGGACAGCGGGAAGGATCTTGCGTGCGGCCATGCGGGGCGGCTCCAGGTTGCGGGGCTGCCCATGATAGCGGCCGGGGTCAGCGGTCACGAAGGATGCGCCGGCCGGCCGTGTGATTCCGCCAGGCATGCCGGATCAGGTCGACCATTTGCCGGCGCTGCTGCTGCGTGGAATCGGCCCAGCATTCGCGCGCCTGCCGGGCGAACGTGCCGGCCTTCGTGGCGCGCATGCGCTCGACGGCGGTCGCCGGCCTGCTGTCGGCGTAGCAGTCGGGACAGTAGCCCAGGCCGTCGCGGTTGAAGTCGTCTTCATCGCACAACGCGCCGCACGCGTTACAGGCTTCCCCGATCATGCCGCCATCCTCGCGGCACGGTAGGCGGCGAAGTCGATCACGACGCCCGACGGCTTCGCCTGGACGGGCGCGGGCGCGGCCGGCTCGACTTCCTCGACGCGATCCGCGCGGACGATGGGGGCCATGCTGTAGGAACCCCACGGCTTGACCTGTTCGACGCCGTCGTACACGGAAACGCGCAGCGTCTTGCCGGCGGTCGTGGTGATCGTCTTTGCGGTGCGCTTCGCGACGGTGACGCGGATAACGTGGTCATGGTCGACGACGCTGCGGGTCCAGTAGGTGCGGCCGGCTTCGAACTTGGTCATTGGGGTTTGCTCCTGGTGGCGTGGTGATCGGTTCGGGGTGGGGCGCGTCAGGCGCGCGCCCCGGTGTCGGAAATCAGGGCGTCAAGGCCGCGAAAGGCGCGGCAGGCGGCGGCCAGTTCGGCGGCGCTGGCGTAACGCTTGAAGCTGCCGACGTTCCTGCGGCCCAGCGCCAGGCGGCGGGACCAAACGCCCCAGCCGTCGGCCTCGCGGCTCGCCGTGTACTCGACGCCGCGCGCGGTGGCGGTGAAGTATTCGCGGCCGTCGTGGATGGTGACTTCGATCATGGGTTCGGCTCCGTTTCCTGGAATGCGGACAGTGTAAACGCGTTACGCGCGTAACGCAACGGGGCGGAAAAAGCCCCGGCGGGTTCCGGGGCTTCGGGCCGATCCTGGCCGCTTACAGCGTGCAGTGCAGGCCGGTGCGGCCGGTGAACACGGCGCGCAGGTTTTCGGCGTACACGTCGGACACTTCGTCCAGGTCGCGCACGTTCAGGCCGCGCACCTTGCGGAACTGGACCGTGTACGTGTCGGACGGGTCCAGGCGAACCGTGACCAGGTTGATCCCGTCGCGGGCGAAGTTCGACGGCAGGCGGAACGACAGCGAGCGGTCGGTATGGGTCAGGTTCTTAGCGCCGGTCATCGCCAGGAAGCGATTGCCGCCAAGCTGCGCGAGGATGGTCGAAGCGATGTTCATGGGGTGCCCCCTTCGTGGATGATGGGGCCAGTTTAAACGCGTTACGCGCGTAACGTCAAGCCCCCCCTGTCCTGGTCGGGTCCAGGCGAAAAAAAACCCCGCCGGGACGGGCGGGGCGGGGTCTTCGATAGCAGCGGGGCCGGCTTATCTTCTGGTCGTTCGTCCGCGCCTCACGGGGGCGGCCTCCCTGGTGCGGGGCTTGCGCGGTAGCCGCGCGAATACGCGGCCAGCGCGGACAGCCAGTTAACGCCAGGGTTCCCTAGCATCATCTCCACAAGTTCAGGATTCAGCGCCGGCACAGCGGAAGCCCCAACACGGGCGGCCTCACGTCCGAGTGCAAAGGCGCGGTCGACTGCTTCGTTCGTGGTCACGTCCCATCCCACAAGTTCCGGCGGCCCCGCCGCCAGTAGTGCGAACGTTCCGGGTTTACGCGCGTAACGTCAAGGGGGCGTGGCGGGGATGTCCTGGGTGGAGTTATGAACCGTTCATGGCGGGGCCAGGTGCGGCCTACAGTTCGAACAGTAGGTTCCCGCCGACTTTCTTCGGCTCGATCCCCGCTTCGCGCAGCCAGCGGCCGACGTTCAGCGCGTCCGACCTGGTCGCGGGGAACTGTCCCGCCAGCAACAGGAAGCGGCCGACGGTGACTTTCTCGCCGCTGCCGCGAAGGCGGTTCAGCGTGTCCGTGAACCATTCGGGCGGGGTTTCGGGTTTGCGTGCGGGCGGCGGTGACGACTGCGCGCGCGATGCCAGCGCCAGGAAGACAGTATCCAGCGAAATGCGATGCTTCGCGTCTTTCGTCGGCTGCGCATCGAACAGCGCGGCAGCCTGCGACCGCAGGGCATTGAATTCGTCGGTGTTCATGGGATGTCCTGTTTCTGTAGATGTCGCCACGCGGGCGACTGGATAACTTAACCCGATTGGGGAAGGGGGACAACCGCGCGGGACAGGACGACCGCGCGGTGTCCTGTCCTACGGAAGCGGCTTCAATCTTTCGGCAGCTTCGACCAGCGCGCGGAAGATGCACGCCGACGCGCTGTCGCCGTAGCCTGCGGCCGACAGCTTGTCCAGGGCTTGCGCTGCATCCGCCGGCATGACGCCGCCAGGAATGCGCCGGCCGCCCGCCTTGATCTTGCGGGCTTCCGACTCGCGCACGCGCTGGCGAAGTGTCATCGGCTGCGGTTTATCCTGGTCCGTCATCCCGAGAAAATCCGGTGAAGGTGGCGGGGTTGTCATGCTGGGGCGTCCATGCTCACGCTGTCAAGCGCGCGCGATGTCCTGCGGTCGATAGCTTCCACCATCGCGACAGCGACCGCCGCGACCTGGATCAGTTCGGCCCTGCGCGCGCTGTCATCCTGCGCGCAAATCGCTTCCGACACTTCTTCGGCCAGGATGTCGACGAACGATCCGATTCCGTTCGCAAAGCGACGTTCGCATGTCGCCCGCGCGAAGTGTTCCGGCCGCACGCCGTAGAACTCCGCGCGAGTATACGCGCCCGCGTCTTCGACCTCGCGCGCGATCATCGGGTGATCCTGGACGCCCCAACGTTCGTCCTGCCGGATGCGCTCGCCGGCAACAGCGGCGAGCACGTCCAGGGTCGTTTGCTTGCAACGGCACAGGCTCACGCCGCAGCCCTCGCGATGAACAGGTCCGGCGACGGAAGGTCGTTCCCTTCGGGATAGGTCGCCGCGAACAGTCGCAGCATGACGACATTGCAGACAACGTGCCCGAAGTGAAGTTCGCCCGACTCCGCGTCGCGCGGCTTGCCTTCCAGGATCGCGACCAGGTGACGCGCAGCGCACGCCAGCGGAACGGACCAGGGCATGCCCTTCGCCCAATTCCAGGCGGCATATTTGCGGCGGCCGTAGTCGAACACGCGGGCGCAGTCGCCCCAATACTCGACCATCCAGGACAGCGCGCGTTCCAGGTGCGACACGTTGCCGGTTTCCTGGTAATGCCCGAGCATGACCAGGACTTCGTAGGCGGTCGTTCTTTCCATGTCGGGGAAGCCGTCATAGGGCAGTAGCGATTCGGCGATCATGCGAAGCGGGATCAGCGACAGGTCGGGCTTGCCGGCGTTGTAGCGTGCGCCGCTGCCGCGCGCGTTGCTGTTCACGTCGCCGATGCCGCCGGTTCCGCCGACAGCGATTGCGGGCGATGCGTTCGGGTCGCTGAAGCCGTTTGCTAGTAGGGTCATACGGTGAAAGTCCTCGCGATGAATGCGCCCAGGCCGCAGCCGACAGCCGCGCCCAGGGCATAGACGTAACGGTCCAGCATGTCGCCGAACGCAACGCGCTTGACGTTGCCGGACCACAGGAAGGAAATGCAAAACGAAGTTGCGACCATCGCAACCCATGCGCCGTTCGCGACGAAAATCGTATTCATCGCGACGAACACGACTTGCAGGAAGCCGGTCCAGGCAAGCCGCGCGCGCTCGCGTTGCCGTTCGGTGATCTTCATGCGGCCTTTGCCCTCGCCTTCGGTTTCGTCTTCGCGTCCATCGCGTCGACGATCAGTTGCGCGGGAATGCGCCTGCGCTCGCGCTCGCCGTAGGTCTTGCAATAGGTGATGACCTGCGCGTCACGCCCCGACAGCCAGCCGCCGCGCGATGCGTGCGCGTCCGGTGCCGCCAGCGTGCGATGCTGTTCGATGGTCATCAGGTTGTTTTCCTTGACCTCGACGTGATGCAGGTGCCCCATGTGCGCGTAGACGTGACGCGCGCGGCCATACTCGCGGCGGAACTTCCCGACGAACACGTCGGCGATGTTGTTAAGCCGCTTCTTGTGGCCGTGATGGAAGAACAGCAGCGTTTCGCCGTGCCGATAGCAGTAATAAGGATCGGGGCGAAGGTCGACGACGACGCGCGGTTCGTTTTCGAACATGGCGGCGCAAAGCTGGCGCAGCCACACGGACGAAGTCATGTCGTGATTGCCCTCGGCCATGATGACATGCACGCGCGGATACTTCGCGAGCATCATGCGGATGATGCGCTTCAGCGCGCGCGCTGCGACCTCGACCAGCTTCGGGAACCTGGTGTCGGCGTCCAGCAGGTGTTTGCTTGTCGGCGTGACGGCGTCCCATCCATCCCAATGCAGGAAGTCGCCAAGCTGCGCCAGGATGCCGACTTCGGCTTGCGGGGATTCGGACAGCGCGCGCGCGAACCATGCGACCAGCAGGTTTTCGGCGATGTTCGTATCCCAATCCGCGCCGGTTTCTTCGCCCCAGGCGAGCATGCCAAGATGGTAGTCCGTCACGATGTACGCGTTCGCCAGGCCGTTGGGTTCGACCTTCGGCGCGCGCGTCGGGGCTTCGCGCGGGACTTCCGCGCACAGGCCAGACATGATGCCGTCGATCATGCGGCGCACGGCTTCCGCGTCCTGCCGCGACTTGACCCATTGCAGCAGCGGTTCGGGTTCGCCGCGCCGGTACAGGCTCGACACGCCGCCCACGGTGAAGCCATCGGGAACGGTGCGCGTCATGTCATGTTCGGGCGACCAGCCCTTCAGCGGCAGCGATGCTTTGCGACGCATGAACCCGCGCAGGTTCATGCCCAGGGCTGCGGCCGCTGCGCGATTGCTGCCATGCTCGCGCAGCGCCGCGACGATCTGGTCGTCCGTGAATCTACGTGCGGCCACGCTCAACCCTCCGCGCCGTGAAGCGCGCACAGGGTCAAGGCGATGGCGACCGCCAGGGGGTGAAGCTTCGGGGTTCGGTTCATGCGAGAACGGTCCAGGTGAATTGCATCGGTTCTCCGGGTTAGGCGGTTGCGCTGCGCAGTTGGCGCAAGACGGCGTCATTGCGCTGGCGGATCACGGAACGGATAGCGGCTTCGGACAGCACGCGTTCGGCGTCCTGCATCGCGTCCGCGACGATCAGGGCCAGTTCGTGCCCGCACAGTCCCGACAGCGCGTCGGCGTATGCGCGGAACGCCTGGTCGCGCGCGCGCTGCATCGCAGCTTCGACCGCGCGCCGGGCGTCGTCTTCGATCTGCTGTTCGATCCGCTGCGCGAGCGAAACGACGGAAGGGGCGTTCATGCGAACGCCCCTGCGGTGAAGACTGCGACGATGATTCCCGCGTCGCATGCCAGGACAAGCCCGACCGCGTATGCCAGGGGGTGCCGCCGTTCGATGTCGTTTAAACGATCACGAAGCCTTGCGATCATGGGCGGACCTCATGCGGCGGCGGCCAGGAAGCCGTAACGCGCGGCCAGGTCTTCGCCCGCGTCCATCGCTTCGATCACGGACAGGAAGCGGCGGCGGTAGAACGGGGCGGCGCAGCCGGCGCGGTAGGCGGTCAGGGTCGCGATGCCGTCGGCGGCCTCGATCTGCACGGACGCGGCGTCCGTGGTGCCGGCCAGGGTGAAGCGGCCTTCGCTGGACTCGCGCCAGGACAGGGGCGCGTCGGCGGCCTGCACCACATCCACCGGCGCGTTCATGCCGCACCTCCTCTATCTTTCTCGCAGTAGTAGCAGTCGCAGCGCATGCCCGATTCCCTCTGCCGGCGACCCTCGCGCCACGCTTCATCGAGCACAGCCCTGCGCACGCGCGACTCAACAACCAGCCGCGT